CTTTTACTTCGGGTTCTGCTTTTACTTCGGGTTCTGCTTTTACTTCGGGTTCTGCTTTTACTTCGGGTTCTGCTTTTACTTCGGGTTCTGCTTTTACTTCGGGTTCTGCTGAATACTGTGCAAATAGGGTTTCAAATTCTTTATCAGTAAGTTCTTCGTTCCCTTCCATGCTTCACTCCTAAATATCTTTGCGTGAGTGTAAACTTATTACTATCTAGTATCACTTTTTTCTTCCAGCAAGTCAATACCGAAAAGGTCTCTCCCGAGTTTTTGTAAAAGTTGTACTTTTCCTTTATCTCCCGGGGATTCAGCTTCAGCAGTAATCAAAATCCTCAAATACGTTTTATGCAATTTCCTCAGCATCTCAAGTACTACTTTTCCTTGCTCAGAGTTCTTATACCCAGGGAATTGATTAGTAAACTTCGTATCAGCCATGATTCTAACTCCTCTGCCCGAAAACTACTCTCATTTCATTCTCTCTGTACTAACTCCATTACGCTTATCAACTGAGCGCATAGTACCAACACCAAGCATAGCTGTAATGATTGCGAACAAAGCAGCTGAGTCTAGAATCGGCGGAGCAGTCAATTCCGCCGGAACGATTCCTTTCACTTGCAAGATCGCCCAAAACCAGAGCATAACCGGGTAAGCAATAAACTGCCATGCAAGAGCAACACCACCAATCCAGCCGATAAATGGCCGCCAACCAGCAACAAAAATGCTTTTGTGCTGAGCTTCAGTTTTATTAATTTCTAATTGCCCGACCATTAATTGCACATGAGCATTTAACTCTGCCAGGTTTCCTGCTTGTTTTAATTCTTCCAACTTCCGTATTTCTACAGCGCGAACATTAGCATCAGGCCAAAGTCGTTCAATAACAGATTTCCCTAAATCAAAAGCAGCACTTAATGGATCAAAAGCCATAGTCATTGCTCCTCTACCCAGAAGTTAATTTTTTCACACACTATATTACTATAAATCGACTCATTGCCTTTGTCATCGTAAGCAGTCACAGCGAAGCACTGTCTTTTCTCCAAATCTAGAGTCGCAGTCAGGACGTTGCCAACATCAGCCACTTTTTTAAACGGCCCACCAAGCGGCCCCGCATAAATATTATAGCCAGTTATATCACTTGGACTCGGATCCCAAGACAAAGTAACAACCAGCAAAAATAACCAGGCCAATAATTTTTTGATCCAAGACATCAAACGACGAAATATTGAAAGTTCTGGATCGTTCCCACCAAAGGGCTGTAATTAATCTCTAGTATTGGTGACACAACTTCACTCGTATCATTATACCCTTTCAATTGATACTCATGAATCCCCGGTTCAACCCCGGAAAACAACAAATCAAAATCTGTACCAACAATGTCAGAGATGATCTCGGCACTATCTTCAAAAAGCGAATAGTGATCAACCCCATCAAATGAATCCCAAGTAAAACGATAACGATCAGTCATGGTTTAAACCCTTTCCTTTTGTGGTTCCGTTGGTTGTTGTGTAGACTGCGCTGCCGGTAATATACTACCAACTACTGTATTAATTGCATCAAGCTTCGTCTTATCTCCCATTGATTTAGCACCAGCTAGATCTTTCGCTGTTATAGCTTCTGCGCTTTGAATCTCAGAAGGAGTCTTAGCTATTGTTACCTGCGTATTTGCCCGGGTATTCTCAGCATCCGCAGCAAGGTCTTCAGTTTTTGCTTGTGTTAATCCTGCCTCTGCCTGAGCAGCAGCAGCAGCAGCGTCTTCGAACTGTTTGACTGCGGCCTCTGCCTGACTTCGTGGTTTTAATCGATCTACGGGAATATCTCGGGACTCTAAGCGGTCTTTAAGTACACCATATTCGTCGAACATTTGCCTTTCTCTATCATTCAAAGACAGCCAGAATTGATCGAGTGCTGCCCCCCGTAGTTCCTTAGCCACAAGTGACTTACTCCCGATTGGTTGAGCTTCAAAATCACCTTCAACCCCAGGCTTTTTATTGAATTTCTTATTCCAGGCAATAAGTGAACCGATTTTAGCTCTCACATAGCTATCAAAAGCCCGAACATGGTCTTTTGTAACCATCGTTGCCCCACCTTGCATCATAGACATATTTGATGTTGTCCGGAAGGCTTCGCCAAGAGGTTGTGCCGAACCGAACATCCACGCCGGTAAATTTGATTCGATATCCATAGTTTCCCGGTGTTGCTTTACTAAATTTAAAAGCTCAGGAATATGACTTTCTGTAGTTAATTGATGAACCGCACGACTTTGAGCTTCCTGCCCCATTCCTTCGCGATGAATAACTGTAAATGATGCTATGTTTGCTCCATCTACACCGTTCGCTAACAAATCATCATTAATTTCCCAAATCGGCCCGGAGACAGCAGCAGCATTATCTTGAACCATCCGCGCTGTCGCGCAAAGAGATAACTGAGAATCTCTAATATCCTCTGGTAAACCTATACCAATTAAACCAGAATCTTCATCTTCCCCATGTGTATAAGCATGGTAAAAATCTGCCGGAACATCCCCGAAAGGAGTATGATCTAATTTAATGATAGAATTACCTAGAGTCCAGATTTCTACCAGTACAGCACCAGCAAGATCCTCTTTGTAAACTTTAACCCCGAGTTCTTCCATATCTGTCGCAGTTAGAAAACCACGGAACGAAATAACTTCGAAGACACGTTTACTTTTATCTGCTACATTCTGCGTATTGTTCAGAGCATCAAGCTCAGCTTGGAAAGACTCATTTGTGTAATTACCCTCTCGATTATCCTTAATATATTTTTTCAATGCTATATCATCTACTCCGGACATCTTCGAAAGTTTGCGCAGTCCGCCCTGCGAAAAAGTGAGTTTCTCAAAAATACGATCTTGATCCGCCCATGTTTTTGCCGCTAAATCAGGATATATATCCCAGAACGATGCTGGTTGATAAAGAGGGCGTGGAATAGTTTTATTCACAGCCCCCCATATCCCCGTGATTTCATCGCGTTCCCATACCCGAATAGATTTTTGTACGACCATCGGCCCCTTTGTATATCCAATTCCATATATTGACCCACTACGAAGAGCGATTTTAGAAAGTTCAGAGTCACTAATCGGCATTTCTGAAAGTTGGTCTTCACATTCTTTTTCGAGGCTCTCTGCTCGTTGCTTTGCTAAAACAAATACCGCATTCTCAATCATCTCACTGGTAACGTCCAATTCTTGTCCTTGTGCCTTTGCTTGAGCAACTTGCTGTTCAAGAGAGACAATAACAGAATCAAGATCGGTCTTTGGTAAATTAGGGATAACAGTATTTTTAATAGTCCAATTTTTACCCTCAGCCGGATACATCATTTCCATCATTTTAGCGACAAAGCCCTTGACTTTAGTGCGTGTATCACGAGGATAAACCTGAGAACGCCCTAAGTCTTCAATCTTCTCTTTCACCTCCGGGTCATATACTCCCCGATACTGACGAAGATTTTTCATAGCTTGAGTCTCTATGTTCTTACGATCATCCTTCGCTTTTTTGTACCACCCAGCTATATATCCTGCGATCTCTTCAGCTTTGTTTTTATTTAATTCAAGTGCCATATCAATACCCCACGTATCTATCTGCTGGCTGTTTCACTCTTAGCGGAGGTGCCCTATGTGCCTGGTTCCATACTGACCCATAAGACAAACCATGCCTCCCTCCGGTAATATAAAGATCAGCATACTGATTCGCTTCCATAACATGACTCCACGCATTCTTCACTGGTTTATCCTTCAATTCCCCATCTAGCGTCTTCACTTTCTGGTAATGGTATTTTGATTTAAACGCTTGAATTAAAAACTTACATGAAGGATCAATTATCATCATAGGTTCCCCCCGGGGAAAGTCAATTAAAAGCTTCTCCGTCGCATCTATACGTACATTCGGATCATTTGTTCTAGCTGGTTTCGTTTTAAAACCCGCTTTTTTCATTGATTTAAAACATGTTCCATCATCAGTATCATTTCGTCTTACCCCCGAAGGATCGCCAATAACAAGAATCTCATAGTCTGTGAACTCCCTATTAAGCAAGGGCTTTAGATGATATTTGATGAACTGATCTATTCCTATTTTGAAGGTAACGACCTCACGAAGCACATGAACTCTTCCATCACTCATCACTTGTTTAATAACCGCAGCATGGTCTCTTCCATAATCCTGTCCGATAATCAAGGGGAGTGTAGGGTCAATCGGAATAGGCTCCTTAGCTACGTGGCGCTCTGTCTGAAAAGAATCTTCATATACAGACTTTCCGTCCCTAGACACACCATACTGCCCTTTCACAAATACTGATATCCACTGAATCGACTTCCCTCTTGACAACCTTTCATAGTATCCTTCTATGAGATTATCTACATTCTCAGCTTCTGGCGAAAGCCCGGATGGTTGTCTAAAAACATCGCAGGGCATGATACTATTTGGATTTCCTTCCTCAATCTCCAAACCCTCCATAACTTTATACCAATAAGTATTCTCTTCCGGGGGGTTTGTATCTGCTAACATACCGCACCAATAGCCATCAGGAACATCTTGCCTCCTTGGATATCTACCAATACGTCCTTGAAGAGCTTCCACGATCTCTGGATGAATTGTAACAGCCTCATTAAGGTAAACCCCACTAACTTCAAGGCTCAAAACACGCCTGACGTCATCTGGATTATCTAAAGCCCTAAACAATATCTCTGCTTCGACATCCCCAAAAGTTAGATGGAAAGTTTTTTCTGACACTTTCCAGTGGCCTAGAACGCCTGGTTTTATCCACTCAAGAAAGGTTTTTATAGTCGTATCATTTAGCTGACTTGACGTATTTCTAACAATAACCCATCTTGATTTTCTCTTTTTGCTTAGCCCAATAGGCATCTCCATACACCTACGAAGTACCTCTATACAACAAGCTACCGTCTTCCCTGACCCAACAGGCCCGGAAATAAGTCTGAAGAATGCATCTGACTTCATAAACTTACTACAAATTGGAGGAGCAGTATAAACAAGATCAGACATTATGAATTATACTACCAAGCCAATTACAATGCCAATTACAAACACCAAAGAATATTTTAGCCATCCTGCCTGCCGATCCCATAACTGTTCAATTGCTTCTAAGTAGTTCATTTTTTGCCTCCATTTTTTCTGAAAAATTGTATTAAGTGTGGGCTAAAATATAATATAATAATTGTACAAAACACCCACCCGAGTTGATATGTACTAGCGACTTTCAAAATTGCCGAAGTAATTGATGTAACAGACTGCCCCGCAGGTATAACCAAAACATCAAACCAATGAAACACTGCAATTACTTCTGCAAAAACACATATCCAAATCATCGCTAGTAAGGTAAATACAATTCCACTGACTAAGATTCTTCGTGGCTTATTGACTAATAACTCAGAATTATTTACAGATGCAACCATCTTTAACCAGGCAGTAAAAGCACACTTCTGAGCGATTTCCTTATCCTCATTTGTACAGAGCATATCAATACCTTTAGATATATCTCTAGCAAGCTTTGCTGCGGTTTTTGACGGGTTTGTAAACCCTAGCATACTACCAAACCAAGAAAACATTATATCCTCCATTCTATAACAACGTCCCGAAGCGCTTCAGCGATTACTTGGCAACCTACGTCTCTTCCTATCTCTATTACTGATCGATTATGAATAAACTCAGGTTCAATAATCACAGCCGGGCAGTGTGTAGCACGAAGAAAAAAATCAATACTTTCATCTCCATCAATATCACCTACATAATCAACAACTCCAGGCACATCCATTTGATACCAACCTGCTTTCACCCCACGATTCGGAGGGAAAAAAGAACTAATTTGTCTTTGGATCTCATTCGCAAGATATAATCCTTTATGTGAATGAGGGTAATAAAGAGTCTCGCAACCTCGCCCCTTGTGTTTAGGGTCAGCGTTAAAATGTATCTCTACAGCAAGGACAGGAGATTTTTTATTTATTTCTTCAACCTTCTGAATCAGGGTATTCTCTGACACACAATGAGCCCTTAGTTTAAATGATTTGAGCTTTCTAACAATTTGTTCGGCCCAGATTAATGTTTCTGGAAATTCAGAAAAACCCTCATAGGTAGCTCCCTTATTTCTTTGGTTGTGCCCGCCCGAGATGCAGATCATTAATACCTCCATGTGCATGTTTATAGTTTGTCGCTAAGACAAGGAGCTCTTTTTCTACAGCAGTTAAATCTTTTCTTAACAACCTTGTCTCATTCCAATGAGCCGTATTATTTTTATCTGACAAATGAAGCATCCGAAGCCCAAGTCCACTAATAATAAGCATAGATAGGGCAAATACCCACACAAACGTCCCTGTATTTTCCTGCACTGCTTGTATACTAGGAACAATATCTGGATTAGCTACAGCTACCAATGGAGCCAAACCAACACACAAAACTACAAAATACTTCACACCTAATTTAACCATGATTTAGTCTCCTAGTTACTATTCTACCCCCACCACTTTCGAAATATTATCAACAGATACCCCCATAATTTTTGCTGGAGTAATACCATAAATTGTTCCCGCCCAGCCTCCAGCAGCTCCCCAATCAAATATCAGCGGGGTTGGGTTTGGTTGGAGTAGAGCGTAGGGGGTTTCGTACAACTGACCAATAGTGCTAGCGTCTAGTAAGCTTGAAAAACGCAAAACACTATACATCGTACCATAGAACTCATTTGCCCAATCATACCCTTCCCGACAACCTAAGCCAAAGTCGCCAGACGGTGTAATTGTACCATTCCCACCCGTCTGAAGGCTTAATGGTACTGCTACACCATTTACGTATATACTAGGGTTTATACCAAGTTGCGGCAAAACAAAAGCCGCCTGAAAATTATCTCCATTAGCAATAAGACCATCCTGACTAACTGCTCTTTGGCAAGTGGAATTTGTTATCCGCTGAGTTCTTAGGGCTCCTCCACTACTAAAGTATGCCTCTATCGGGTTAAGTTTGAATAAAGTTTGTACCGCGTCGCTATCATTATTAAGTAGATTAGTAACCTGCAAATGCATGATTAATGTATGCTGATCTACATTGTAGTTAGGATCATCGGCGCTTATGGTTATCTCACAGCGGTCATAATTTTCACCCGGAAAATCTATTCCATTACCCTTAGCGTTCCAGCCAACATCTGATCTAAACTCCCAATCAGCTACCGGGCCAAATAGCATAGAAATAGCCTCACCAGCCCCTTCCCAAAATGGCATGTATAAAATAATACTTTGAGGATCAATCCCCCTCGCCTCAGCATTGCGAAACACAGCAGACCGCACCGCAGATAACGACCCCCATTGCCTCGGTTTCTGCCTCCCCCACCTAGGAGATTTACTGGTATAGATCAGCATTAATTTTAACCTCTATGCATCAGCATAATATGCAGGGGTAATGTATAAAGTTGCAGTAAATCCATAGCCAATAGCTTTTATTTTAGCCTTGAACTCTTGTGGCGTAGTGTGTAGTGTTCCTACGCGATATTGATCAGTTACTGTGACCGGGATGGCAACAGTAAGCGCATATTCATAAACCGCTTCATCCGTTGCGTTTGAACTACCTGCTATCCATAATTCACACGAAGCCGCAGTCGCGGGAGCAGCTGTTACATCCACATAAACGTCAAACCACTGCGCACCATCACCATTTTCTCCAGAAGCTTTATCGACTTGTGTTTCCGCCCCCCCGCTGAAAGTATCAGCAGTAATTGCAGCCGACGCTTGTGCCGTAATTCGTGTTCCAAATCTTTCATATACTCTAGCCATTACGCGCCTCCGTAACGTGATAATCCATAACAGGGATATTTATCCCTAGCTGCTTAGCTTTTGTAGTTTCCAACCTAATAGCAGTTGCAAGAGCCGTCCTAGTTGCTGTCCCCGCACCAAAGATAGCCAGTAATATGGTACGAGCATTTGTACCGGTCTGGATATTAACCGTGCCAAGAGAAAAAATATCTCTAACATATTGCCTCTCAGTATCCGACAAGGCCTGAAACTCCGCTGGTGCTATGGCATTATAAATCTGCCCGGACGTAAGGCTATCAGCCTCATACTCTATCGTAGCGTTAAAGGCATTAGCTACTTCCTGGTCAGTCATGCCATCGTAGTTACCAGTCAAAAACTCTTCTTTTAATTTAACAATCATGTTAATCCCCTAAGTAAGTTCTACATATGTACTATCATCGCGCAGATAAATGGTATTAGCATCTATCGCATACCCAATTATCCGTACAATCGCTTCACTTGTTGTCGGTGCTGTAGTAGTTATTTCTCCCGCTGTTTCACTCAGAAAAAGTGGAGCCCCAATTGTATACCCATGAGTTGTGACTGTAGTCAAACCACTCATAGTGAACACCCCTTCTGCTTCGCCAGCAATTGTCGCGGTAGCCATAACTACCATATTTATTGCTGTCGCTTCAGCACTGGCATCAGTTTTAGTGATAGTCCCTGCAGCACTGATAAAACCAACTTCTCCAACAGTAAATGAATTAGCAGCGGTAGCAGTAAAGGCTCTGGATACTGTTAGTATGTGGTTCTTATATGCTACTTGCGTCCATTCAACAGCCATTATTTTTTCTCCTCAAAATAGCCTTCCTTGAGTTGCTCAAGTAAATCTCGTTTAACCAAATCAAGTACAGCATTTACATGGACAAGAGGAATCTGAGAAACTGAGATAAAGTTTACCATCTTCATATAGAGCACTTTTATCTGCGGCTCAAGAATATTCTCATACTCAGCCGCCAAGCTCTTTAGAGCTTCTACATCAATCTCTTTTCCCATTACGCAGCCGAAGTACAGACATGAAGAGATAATTCGCCTGTTGCCCAACAGAGTTGACCTAGAGCTACATTCGCAGCAGGGAGAGCAGCTTCATTAGCTACAGTCATCACAACTAAATCCGTTGCCTGCTGTAAATCAAAATCAACCGCTGCATCAGGAACACCTACATCATCAAGAGCTATAGCCGCAGCAAGAGTCGCATAAGTTATTCCCTCTACCCCACCAGTACTCGTAAAGCGAGCCATCTCATTTTCAGCCACACCCGCATCATTAACAGTCACAATATGATTATCTGCAAAACTCTCCTGGATTTGGTGAGCATGATCAGATCGAGCAAATGAATGGCTCGAACCTTCTGCCGCAGCTTGAATACCTGCGAGTTCTAAAGGGGCTGCACAATCGAGAGGATCAACCCCATCTTCAGGGTCATGTGTATCTTTATGTGCACCAGGCGCACCAGCAGCAGCACTCGTCCAATCCGTACCGTCACTTGTAAGAACGTTAGTTGCAGTCCCTGGGGCAACACTCGGAACATTATGACTGTCTATCAAAGCTTTCGCTGTTGCAAATTTATCATCATCTGTTCCGGTATCTACTTCAGCACCAGTCGCTTTTGCATCAGCAGTCGCTCCCGCTGCAACATTAAGCAAAGTCTGAACTTCCCCAACCGTAGCTGCCACAATATCTCCCGCAGCCAGCCGAGCACAAAAAGTACTCGCACCCATAGCAAGAGCCGCTGGAGTATCGTCAGTTACTGAATACAGTACACTATTAGCATCTGCCACAGTGTTTAATATTACATCATCTTCATACGCAACTTTGTTCCATGTTACTGCCATAATAACCTCCTGATTTTATCAGACCGCTGAAGTACAAACATAAACTGACTTATCTACATTACTATAATACATGCCTCCCTCTGTATCACTCAGAGCTGCTGCTCTTGGTACAAGAACAACCTCCGGCACAGAAGTCAACCCATTACTACCAAGAGTAACATCATCTAACCAATTAGTTATTTCTTCATACTCTGCTGCTAGAGCTATTGATACTTTGTCCGCTGTTACTGCCGTAACAATCCCTGTACCCCCTTCAAATTCCAAAGAATCATCACTTGCTGTTGCAGAAGTAGAACCTGAATCCCCTGTTACTGTCTGATAAATATTCTGTACTGAAGCTGTTCCACCGCCAGTTCCAAAAAAGGGTCTTATATCTTCAAAATAAGCATTAGAAGCAAAAGCAACAGCACTACCCCGAAAAATAAATCTCGCTACCGGAAGGACAATTCCTTCGTGGTAAGGAGGATAAACTATTTCTTCTCCTTGGGCAGAAACTTCAAGAGAATGTTCAGTCTGAGGATAAACATAAATAGGAATATCATCATGCATAAAAATAAAACCACAGTACCACTTATTAGTTACTACATTGGCCTTGCCTTGTAAATCAGGAGTTTCTCCGTCTCCAATAGGACTATCCCATTCAGCAAAATTAACCCCATTCTCAAAAGCAACCCCCCATACATCATTCGTATGGAAGTGCGCCTCTACATTACTATCCCCGTGTCCAGAACCAGCAGAATAAATAGTTGATCCGATTGTTGTTTCATCAAGAGCATTTAGAAAGTAGCTGCCAGTTCCTACTTTAAAATCATTAACATTTGTAGCATCTGTATCTATTGAAATCGCACAGCCTGAGCGTACCGCCGCAGGTAAAACCTCATTTAGAAACCTCCACAACTTTCCACGAAGCCCCCCGGACATAAGCGGGAAGTCAAAACAATGATGAATGTCTGCACTATAAGTAGTACAAATTTCTCTCAGTGCAAATTCACCTGCGGGCTCAGAAGTAGCGATCTGTATCGTAGTATTCTCTTTAAGTGAGTATATCCAATTTGTAGCATTATCTGTAAGTCCTGTCGATTCTAGAGCATTTACAGTAAATAGAGAACCATCAACAAAAGAGACTCCAGCGTCAACACTTATATTTAATCCCCCGAGATCATTAACAGTGCAACCCGAGACAAAACCATTCCTCAGCGCCGCATCAAATCCATCTCGTACTGTGTCGCTACGCCCATATATCTCAACTTGATTATCCTGCATATCATGAGGGTCTGCGACTGAATCGAGGTGGGTTCTCAAATCAGTAGAAGTTACTTCATTAATCTCACCATCATCAAGTTTAGTATCTGAGTTCTGTGTATGAGTACTATCTACTGTGCTTTCAAGAGCAACTTCTGTAATCTTCACTGTCTGGCGTATAGCTTCCCCAGCCGCATCAGGCACTGAAAGGGATACAACTTGGTGGGTGTTCATATCAAGATCTTCAGATTGTGCACCTAATGCAGTATCTGAATTCTGAACATGTTCACGAGCAACAGCAGCATCAACCTCTGCCCCTGTATAACTAGAATTATATTCAGCCATATCTTATCCCTGTACTGCAAACGTTTCGCCATCGAAGGTTACAAAAAAGTCATACCCTCCAGCTCCATCGTCCACTTTAAAAGCTATATATTCAAAAATACCGGCTTGCACAATAACCGATCTTACACTACCTCGTAAAACACTTCTAATAAGACTATGAACTAACCCCCTTGGACGACGTGTATCTCTCACTACACCGCTCCTCCATCTTGTATTCCCCAACTATCGCCAGTAGATAATGATGTTCTCGCCGTTTCCACCGCCCCCCCGGAAGTATATTTACTATTTCCGAAGTCAACAGTCAAACTATCTATTGGGTTTTGGGCATCCCATGCGATCAGTGTTGCATCATAGCGCGCTGTTGGAAGAGTAACGCCATAGAGAAATTCTGCAAAATTAGCAACTTTTTCAATATCCCATCCATCCATTACTATATCAGGTAAGCCAGAACATCCATAAAACATACGATACATACTCGTAACTGCCGCAGTATCAAAACCTGAGACATCTAACGAGGTTAAGTTAGAACAACTATAAAACATTCGACCCATAGCTGTAACTGCCGCAGTATCGAAGTTGGAAACATCTACTGTTGGTAAGCCAGCACAAGTAAGAAACATATCTGTCATGGTTGTAACTTTAACTGTATCAAAGTTAGAAACATCCAGGGCCGTCAAGCTGGAACAATTATAAAACATACGATACATACTCATAACTTCCGCAGTATCGAAGTTGGAAACATCTAATGTTGTTAAGCTAGAACAACTATAAAACATATTAGACATAGTTGTAACGGCCGCAGTATCAAACCTGAAAATATCTAACGTTAATAAGCCAGAACATCCATAAAACATATTAGACATAGTTGTAACTGCCCCAGTATCAAAGCTAGAAACATTTAACGCTAGCAGACTAGAACAACCACGAACCATATAAGCCATATTTGTAACCGCAGATGTATCAGTTGTTCCCACTGTCATCCGGGTGAGGTTTGTACAACCATAAAAAGCTCGTTCTAGAGTAGTAAATCCCACATCACCAAGATTCAGAATCTTAGTAAGTTTCAACTTATCACCACTATTATCAAAATAAATATTTGGGAGCGTACCGGAGATACTTACAAGATAAATACCAGCACTAACATACTCATGTGCAAGATCAGCATCATTATAAGTAGTGATTGTACTACTATTCCCATCCCCCCAATCAATAACTGCATCGAATGTATCCACATTTTGACAGGGAATTGTCAGTGTCTCAGTATCACTCGCTATATTAAACTCCATAACGAAAGAATCACCAT